TGGTTGTGGATGCGTGGCCTGCCGGACGAGGAGACGACCCTGGCGCGGATCGATGAATGCACCCGTCAGCTTCTGGGTGAGCGATGAGCGTCTGGGATCGGCAGGAGGGCGAGCCGACGAAGGCGCACGCCGGGTTCCGCATCTACCGGGACGACGGTCCGCTGCGCACGCTGGATTCGGTCGGAGACCGGATGGGTGTGTCGACCCGTTCGGTTGAACGCTGGTCGTCGCGTTGGGATTGGCCGCGCCGGGCGCAGGCGTGGGACGACGAGGTTCACCGCCTGGAGGACCGCAAACGGTTGGACGACATCAAAACGATGTACGACTTGCATCGCCGGGTCGGGAAGGTCGCGATCACGAAGGCGTTGCAGGCGTTGAACGATCTTCCGGCCGACCGGATCCCGGCCGGTGCAGCCGCCCGCCTGCTGGAGTTGGGCACCCGCATCGAACGGCAGACGTTCACGACGACCCCGGAGGATCTGTGGGGTTCGACGGAGGAAGCGGACGTGGAGGATGCGTTCGCCAAGCTGGCACGTGAACTCGACATCGCCTGATCTGCGGCCGAGGCCGCGGTATGCGACGCCACGGCAGCAGGAGTATCCGACGCACGGCCCGGTCGTCGCCGGGGTGGCGAGGGTGATGGGCTGGCAGTTCTACCCGTGGCAGGCGGACGCCTGCGATGTGGCGATGGAGTTCTGGCCGGAGTCGAAACTGCCCCGCTACCGGACGGTCGGTATCTCAGCGGCCCGGCAGAACGGGAAAACGGTGATCGTCTGCTCGCGGATCGGCACGACGCTGATCATGCCGCGTCGCACCGTGGCGTACACGGCGCAGGACCGTGGGATCGCCCGCCTGAAATGGTCGGAGCATGTCGAGATTCTGATGGACACCCCGTTCGCGTCGAAGGTGGCGTTCGTTGAGCGCCGCAATCATGGGGAGATGCTGGTGATGCGGAACGGGTCCCGCTATCTGCCGGTCACCCCGTCGAAGAAAGCGGCGCGTGGCCTGTCGTTGGATCTGGCGATCGTTGACGAGGCGTGGGCGCACGAGTCGATGGACGTGATCGGCGCGTTGCATGGCACGCTCGTCGCCCGGCCAACCGCCCAGATCTGGCTGCTGTCGATGGCGGGCATCAACACGTCGAAGCTGTGGAAGCATTACACCGATCTCGGACGGCTCGAGGTGGACAACCCGGCGTCAACGATGTGCTGGGTGGAGTACGGCGCCGACGAGGACGCCGACGTGCTCGACCATCGGGCGTGGGCGGCGGCGAACCCGTCGCTGGATCTGCCGCACGGCGTGTCGTCGGCCGCGCTGTCGGACGCGGCGTTGACGATGGACGCCGACACGTTCCGCCGTGAACATCTGAACATTTGGATCGCCGGGGACCAGTCGACGGGGATCGACAAGGTGGCGTGGGCAGCCTGCCGGGACGACGAGACGGTGCCGGGTGAGCGGGTCGCGTTCGGTTTGGATTTCACACCGGAACGGGACCGTGGCGCGCTCGTCGCCGCGGGGATCACCGACGACGGGGTGACCCCGATCGAGGTGCTGCAGGCGGACTCCGATCTGGAGGGGCTGATTGCGAAGGCGGCGGAGGTCGCCCGCCGTTGGAAGGCGCCGGTTGTGATCGACCGGGGCGGTCCTGCGGCGTCGGCGATCCCGAAGCTGGAGCAGTTCGGGGCGAAGGTTCGGCTGATCCCGATCTCGGAGCTGGCCGCGGCGTGCGGCGACTTCTTCGACGCCGCGCACAGCAAACCGGCGTCAGACGACCATCCGGCGCGCGCTCCCCGCCTGTCGCATCGGGGCGATTACCGGCTGACCGACGCGGTGGCGTCCGCATCGAAACGGAAGGTGGGTGACCGGTGGGTTTGGCGCAGACGGGCGGAGGCGGACATCTCCCCGCTGATGGCGGCGACGATGGCACGGTGGGGTGTGACAACCGGGGTGTCCCGCATTCCGGAGCCGAACATCTTCTAGCCTGGCCGGGATGCGCGAACGGCTGGCGATGATCTTCATGGTCGTCGGTGTCGTACTCTCATCGCTCGGCGCCTGGTTCATCGGAGGGCCGGGGACCGGGCTGGCTACGGCAGGCGGACAGCTTGTCGCTTTGGCGTTGCTGCTGGGTTGGAGGACCTGAGTTGGGTTGGCTGACCGAAACGAAAGCTGACGAACGGAAAGCGACGATTCAGATCGCCCCGTTCGGGGACACCAAGTCGAATCTGGAGGGGACGCTGTACCCGGACTCGTCGTACGGCACCTACGCGTCGCTGGCGTTCGGCAGGAACGAACTCGCCTACTCGTGCATCATGTTCAAGGCGCGCACTCTGCCGCAGGGCGTGCTTCGCGTGTACACACCGAACCAGGTCGAACCGTTGGACGATCATCGGCTGCGCCGTCTGATCGAACAACCGAACCCGACGACAGATGAGACGGCGTTCCTGATGCTGTCGATCGTCTACCTGGACCTGTCGGGGAACTCGTTCTGGTTGATTGTCCGCGACAAGGAGAACCGGCCGACCGAGCTGTGGCCGTTGCGGCCCGATCTGGTGCGGATCGTCCCGAACCCGCGGAACGCCCGCCAATGGCATTACGGCTACGTCCCGAACCCTGGCGGTGTGCCGCAGGCGATCGACGCGATCCCGGTCGCGTTCAACGACATCATCCACATCAAATATCCGAACCCGCTCGACCAGTATTTCGGGCAGGCGCCGATGCGTCCGGCGACCCGAGCCGTGTCGGTCGACAACGCCCGCACCGACTTCGTGGACACCCTGCTCCGCAACGACGCGGTGCCCCGGACGATCATCACCACCCAGTCCGAGATTGACGAGCAGGTGGTTGACCGGTTGGAGCGGCGCTGGTTCCGCAGGTTCTCGGGTGCGAACCGGGGCAAACCGGCGTTCTTGCAGCAGGGGATGGACGTCAAGGTGCTCGGCCTGAACCTGGACGAACTCCAGTTCGGTGACATGTCCGGGGTGACGGAGGCGCGGATCTGTATGACGTTCGGGGTGCACCCGATCCTGATCGGCGCGAAGGTCGGGTTGGACCGGTCGACGTTCTCGAACTATCGGGAGGCGAAAGCGGCGTTCTGGGAGGATGAGGGGATGAACCTTCAGGCGATGTTCGCCGGAGGGGTTCGCAGTCAGCTGGTCCCCGAGTTCACCGGGGTGGGCCGTCAGCCGATCGGCGTTCGGCATGACAACAGTGCGGTGCTCGCGTTGCAGGAGGCGGAGTCCTCGAAGTGGGAGCGGGCGACGAACGCTCTGGCGCGGGGCGGGATCACGATCAACGACTTTCGTGCGACGGTCGGGCTGGACCCGGTTCGTGGCGGCGACGTGTTCCTGATCGGTGCCGGGGTGACGGTGACCCCGGCGAATCAGATCGGCAAACCGGTGAGCACCGAAACAGCCCCGAACAACCAGGTGGACCAGCAGCAGGCGGAGCAGCCGCCACAGCTGCAGGCGGCGTCGTACGCCGACCAGTTTCTCGGCAACGGCCGCAAGGCTGACGTCTGATGCCGTACCGGATGGGCGCCCACGGGACTCACGGCTGTTCCGGGTTCCCGGTGCTCGTCCAGTCGGCGGACGGGTCCTGGTCGACCGCTCCGGGCGGATGCCATAGCAGCCGTGCCGACGCCGTGAAGCATCTGGCGGCGTTGAAGATCAACGTTGAGGAGTCGGCGCGCACTACCGTAGGAGACTCAATGGACCGTAAGACCCTCCCCGTCGACATCGAATGGAAAGCGGCGTCCGGTTCCGCGGGCGAAGTCGAGGGGTACGCGTCGGTGTTCGGGAACATCGATCTGGACGGCGACGTGGTAATGCCAGGCGCGTTCTCGAAGTCGGTGCAGGAGTTCCCGAAACGCACCCAGCCTCTGCCGTTGATCGCCGACCACCAGTTGACGACGGCCGGTGTTGTCGGGTCGGTCGTTGCGTTGAAGGAGGACTCGAAGGGGCTGTGGTTCAAAGCGAAGTTCTCGTCGAAGTCCACCGCGCAGGACCTCCGCACCGACGTGATCGAGGGGCATGTGCGCGGCACGTCGTTCACGTACGACGTGATCAAGGCCCATCCCGGGTTCGTCAACGGCAAGTCGGTCCGCCAGCTCCACGAACTCCGGTTGTGGGAGATCACGATTTCGCCGTTCCCGATCAACCAGTTGGCCGGTCTGACCGCGGCCAAGTCGGGGACCGCACCTCGTGACGAGTGGATGGAATCGATGTCGCACGCCCTGGCGATCGTGTCGGAACGGGCGCGGAAGGCTGCTGTGGCCGAACTCGTCGCGCAGTACCCTGGAGTGACAGACGAACAAGACGATGACACGGCAGCCGCTGATCAGGACGCTGACAGCACTGCCGACGACGCCGCCGATGCTGGCACGTCGAATCCGGATGACGCCTATGCGGTGTCGTTCTTGCATGAAGGGCCGTCCGACGAGACACCCGACGAGAAGCCGTCGACCGGTGAGACACTTCCCGAGCCGTTAGCAATCCTCGAACTGGAACGATCCCAAGAGGCGATCGATTCGGCCGAGGCCGAGATTCTGCGTGCCCTTGGGAGGGACGAATGAGCGAGCATTACAAGACGCTGATGGAGAAGTCCCTCAGCTGTCTCCACCTGGCCCGGGCGATCAACGACCGCTACCCGGACCCGACGAAGATGCCAGGCGAGGAGATGGCGAGCCGCAAAAGCCTTCTGACGGAGGCGAACCGGCTCCGCCAACTCGCCGAGGTGCAGAAAGAGCAGGACGAGTTGGAGGGTTGGGCCGCGGCCCCGGCCGACGACCATCCGGCTCTGAAGGCGATGACCGCGGCGAAGCACAGCCGGGAGGACATCGACGGCGCGTTGACCGGTGTCACCGCACAGCATCAGGCGAAAGCGTTCCTGAAGTGGATGCAAGGCGGTGTCAGCGCACTGTCGTCCGAGGAGCGGAAGTCGTTGACGTTCCGGTCGGTCGGGTCGAAGGCGGCGCTGGTTGAGAACGCGACCGGCGAGGTGCTGGTCCCCCACGACATCGCAACCCCGATCTTCAAGGACCTTCCGCACGCCGGGACGTTCCGGTCTGCCGGTCCGACGATCCGTCCGACCACCTCCGACAAGGTTGACATCCGGTCGCTGACCGGCGCGACCGCAGGCTGGGGCAAGCTGGAGACCGGCGGTTCTCTGACCGACGCGAACGTGGTGCCGAACACCCCGGCCGACGTGATCGAAGTCCACGACCTTGTCGCCCTGTCGCAGGTTGGTGTGGACGAGCTCGCCGACACCGACGTGTCGAACCTTGGGGCGATGATCCAACAGATCGTCGGGTTCCAGTTCTCGATGATGGAGGACGACGCGTTCTCGAACGGCACCGGGTCGTCGCAGCCGTTCGGTCTGGCCCGCCGCGCCACGCAGGGTTCGCCG